AGAAGGTAACGAAAGATTGGCAACCAACAGGTATAGGCCAAATTCTTAATAACCAATTCAATCTTTTTGTTTGCATTGGTATATTGGTTTTGACTCTCCGTGGCCGATTCACTGTTCGAGGAAGAACCTTGAAGCAAAGGCGGAAGTCCCGTTTCAGCGTAGTCGTTATCTGTCCGGGCCTGAGTCTTGGCAAGAATTGCCGCCGAATTATTCGTCGGGAAAGTGGTCATGGCTTCAGCGCCAGGGCCATCACCTAAAACATAACTCCCGATCCGTTTATTTGTTAGAGCCAATAAATCAACATTGGCGTCCCGGTTAATATAATTGATGGGACGAAGATCCCGAGCCACGGCTTCCCGTTCCTGATTACGTTGGGCATTGGTTTCTTTCTGAAGACTTTCGGTTATCTGAGGATAAGACTTTCCTTCCAAACGATGAGGCTCGGGATAAGCTTCTCCAAGAATAATGGGAGGTCGGTTGTGTTCAAAGGGCGAGAAACGATAAGGCAAATCATTCTCTACCCATCCCCGTCCAACAGTATAAGGGCGAAGCATATCGCCAAGCAAGATATAAGAACCACTTTTTAATTTACCATCCTCATCGGGAAGGAAATCCCAAACTTCAAAACACCAAATATCTTCCTGGTCTTGAACGTCCGTCGAATCGTTAAATAAAGTCTGATAATCCTGGCGACGTTGATATTTCACTACGTCGTTAATCTGATCGTCCATGCTGACCGAACCTACGGCATCAATATTTTTATATCCAAGAAGTTTTAACTCAGCCCTGGTTTTTTTGTAGCGGTGGATGAGCGGATATTTGTAATAGTTTTTCCAGGTCGCCCTTTTCGAGAAAAATAAATCTTCAGGAGGGACACACTCGATTCGAGGCTCGAAATACTTAATTCTTTTTTCTTTGGCATCGACATAGGTTTGATAGGGAGTTCCATCTTCCAGGGTCTCCGTTTTTGTTTTTTGAACTGTGACTGTTTCCGTCTCTACTTGAGGCCAAACTTTATAAATGCAAATCATGTTCCGAACAGCATTAACCGACCCTTCATAAGCTTCTTGATAGAAATCAATCGGATGACCGTTTAGACGATGATTCATTAATGTTTTAACTAACCGGGTATGATCCAAGGGGATTTCTTTATTGGTCTTTATGTCTACAATCTCATCCGGATCGCTAAACATCGTGGCTAAAACATCCACCACAATTCGTTGAGTATTTACATACGTTTTCGGAATAAAAAGTTTCGGAACGCCAAGGATATCCGAATATTTGCGTTCATCTGTTTGGAAGCGGCTGTCATACATATCCATGTCTTTGCGCATCCGCTCATAAAATAATTGATGACCCGTTTTCGCATTGTCATAGAGCATGGTCCCTTGATTGATCAAAAAAGAATCCGTGACTTGAGATTTTTTTGTTATCCGAATCTCAGAAGTAGAATTAGCACTACTTGGAGGAGTGGAGGCCGATTGGCCTCGATTGTCATTAAAGGGATTAGGCAAGCATTAACTCCTCGTCTGGAATACCAATATTTATATCTGCCGTCTCATGCGCCCGCCATGAAAAACGACGCTGCAAGATGTAACGGACACAAGCATGGTGATCGTGAATTCCTTCAGCGATAGTGTCCTTCTGACCTTTCTTTTCCTCACCCACCCAGGTATCTCTTTGAAGCGTTTTAAAAGTCTTGATCAGTAATTTGTTCTCAGGTCTATTGAAAATAAAAAGGCGGGGTTGTTTTGTCCGAGGATTTAATTTAAGCCTTTCTTTAATATTCGATATGCCGGCGGCAATACTTCCTTGAAATTTATCTGCCTTGGTTAAATTGGGGATGGCGTTCTTCCCACGTTTGAGCAATTGATAAATATTGATATTGTCATGGATGGTTAAAGATGAATCAGACGAAGGATCGGCCACATATTTAACGATTCTATGATCCCGAGTTAATCGGTTAAGATCGGATTTCATCTCCTCAACCGTCACACCCCGTTTGTAACAGGTGTCCACATAAAAATTGTCTTCCCGATCCACGAAACACATCACCGCGCAGGAATCTTTCACCATGTGAGGATCAATACCGACAAAACCCATATATTTGGCATAAGGACAGGTTTCGATATGATGTTTTCGACCTGTTCGAGCTTGACAATCGCATTCGGTGTTAAAAGGCTCGATAACATGGACTTGATGTTGGAACAACTTTCCGTAAACTAGCCCTGAAAGGCTCACAAACTCGCCCAGAAGGCGCATTTTCAGTTCTTCGTAGCTTTCCATCTCTTTTAAAATTTCCCGAAGAACCTTAATATTCGCGTGCGGATTACATACAGACGCAATCTGAAACCAATCAACATTATTTCCAATCTCATCCGTGCCACGAGTAAATAAATCATAGGTCCAACTCAATCCTTTAGTCGGGGTCATGCAAAAAAGAACGTCCAGACTTGAGGCTGTGGTGAAACGCATCAAGTTTTCCTTGTAAACTTCATGATCCGGTTCTTCGTCAAAGACAAGCATATGCCTAGGTGGGCCTTGGAAGGTGCCCAAGTCTTGCTTGTTCGACATGAATTCGATGGTTCCAAGCAGTTGTTTGGTCTGAGGATTGATTAATTTAAGGGTTTGCTCACCACTGGAATAGGAATCTTCCCATTTTCCGTTGATCAAATGCTCTTTGGGAGCCCATTTTCGATAGGTTGGGATTAAATTACGAAGGACACCATTCTGATAGTCTTCGCCTATGACTCGGACGTGTTGTGGACCCTTTCGCTCAAGTCGGTGGGCGGGGTATTCGTATTTGAAGTCTTTATGCGTCCGATCAAAGATAAAAGGGAGGCTCCCTGTAGCTTTGATGATTGCTTCGATACAGCCTGTCGTGGTTTTGCTGCTCTGATTTCCACCGGAAGCACCTCGTATTGAAGCATTTGAGAGATGAACGTCCACGGCTCCGTGAAGCTTCTGTGGGATGTCTTCATCTTTGAGGAATTCTTTGAGAAACGAACGTCTTTCACCTTGTATCTCTCCACTGACCGGAGTATAGAAATAGAACGGGTTCTCAGCCTTGTTACGGGCTTCCAACTCGTCCAAGGCTTTTAACGCTTCTTGCATCTCGGCCATAACCTTGGCCTTCTGCTCGGGCGTCAAAAGTCTTGAATCCTTGCGAAGAATCTTGTTTGTTTCTTTCGATAACTGGATCAACGGTGTCCTTGAATTCTTTCCCGTTGACCTTTCAGCGTTGGGGCTATTAATTTAAGACTTGTTTAGAATCGCTTTAATTTCCTCAGATATACCCAAACTTCGGATAAGGCTGATTATTAATCTGACCTGAGTCGAATACTCCATTATTGCTCGGTGGTATCCACGTGCATATCCTGAGCCATGGGATCAGCTTTATATCCCATCGGATAGGCATAAGTGCATCGACGTTCATTGTTCATGAGTCCCTTCACATTCTGGCCCTGTTCATAATAAACAGGTCCGCCCATGAATTCCAAACGTCCTTTCTTAAACAGATGCCGATTGATATCAAGTGTATCCGAACCCGGAGTCTCAAACCCCGGATCTTCGTTTAACTTAATTTCCATTTTAGCCTCCGATATTCGATTCTTCTTTCTTCTCCGTCGGGGTTTGGCCAGCCGAAGCTTCGGATTCGAGTTCCGAACCGCTTCCGCCCATCAATTCAGCCGCTTTGGTGAAACGGGCGTCTCCGGCGGTATCAGAAGTACCATGGAACGTGGCTGCTTTATAAGCATCACGGGAAAGTCCGTCCTTGCCACTGAACACATCGAAAGACTCGTAGCTAACAACAGCCGGTTTTTCGGTTTGAACACTAATTTTTGAATCGCTCATATTATTGACTCCTTATTTTGCTACTTCGCTACTTTAAATTTCTAAACTGAACCATATTGACTTTAGGTCTGAGTAATTTCTTTTTCTGATAGATAATGCCCATTCCTTCGGATCTTATGTTTAAAGGAAATGAATACCCGCTAACACTATCCAATATCATAGCCAATCCCTGATTAAATCCAGACGTTACACTGGCAAAAGCATTTGTATCATTAATAACTGTTACCGCCCCTATTGATACATTCGGAACTCCCGTAATCGTAAATGAGGGAGGAGTTAGAGTCCATTGTGTATTAATTCCCGTAAAATTAACGATCGTAACCTTATTTGGACTAACAGACGTTGGATTAATGACAAAATATTTTTGAGCATTAGAAACTAAAAAAAAAAGACCCAAGGCAATCATCATGGCAACGGCATCATTTATTCCCATCTGTTCTATCCCTTCTGTATCGGGATGTATTCCACCAGGATAGGTTGTAGAACGATTCAAATAGATCGCTGGCAAAGAAGCCGAAGACAACCCAGAATAGACATCTCCGGTATAAATAGTTGTTCCGTTAATAAGTCCGGCCAAAATAGGCAAATATGAAGCCCAATAAACCGCAAACCCATCATCAAATGTAGTTGATCCGCTATCCTCAAAAAAAGCACCCGGCTCACGATAGGTA